GAGCTTGGTCGACTACAGCACATGGCTAGGCTAGAACGTCTTAAACAAATACAGCAGATGCCTAGTCTGCAGCGCCTAAATATTACTTCAGGCAAAACCTACAAAGAGGTTAATATAACTGGTAAAAATATAATTGTATATTGCGATCCGCCGTATGAAAACACAGCGGAGTACAAGGAGGGCGGCTTTGATCATAAAGAGTTTTATGAATGGGTTATGACAAGGACTTTCCCTGTATACTTAAGCAGCTATAAAATAAGCGATCCTCGACTAAAATTAATCAAGGCTGTTAAAACCAGAAGCCTACTCGCATCTGCATATACCGATAAGGCATCTTATAACTACGAAAAACTGTATTGGAACGGCGTGGTCTAGTTTATGACTGCCAAAAAAGAAACAAAAAAAGAACTTAAAAAACCCACCAAGTTGGTAACTAAAAAGACAACTAAAAAACCCACCAAACCTGTTATTACAAATGAGATGTATGAGGCATGGTTCTTTAAATTAAGTCATAAGTATTTTGTCCAGATGCAGAAAGAGTGGAATGAGCGCAATCTAAAAATTAAAATAACTCGCCAAAAAGATTACGATGCGTGGCTTAATTACTTTAAAACCTTATCGCCTAATGTAATAAAGATATTGGCTATAACAGGTCGCGATATATTAAACACAGAAGCCTATGCTGCACTGAGCCGTTGGCACGATATTATTAGCAACCCACACCGTATAGACAAGATCCACCAATCCGGGCTTACTAATAACGCCGCCAGAGCTAAAAATCACAAGACAATAGTTGAGCTGGCGCTTGCTAATGACCGCCTAGGCGTTCTAAAGGCTACACGTGACCGAATAGCCGAGAAACTCCAAAAAGGCGCAGGAGCGCGCGACACGGCTGCTCTGGCACGTGAATTGACCGAGATCATGACACAGATTGCTGACTATGAGAAAAGGCTCGGTCCTAAAAAAGACACCAAGCTAGGCGAATTACTAAGTGACATGAACGGAGCAAGCAGAAAACGTCCAAGTGATAATGGTGGTGGGTCTAGGCATACCAGCTTTAGATCAAGAGTAACAATAGAAGATTTGGAGAAATAACGTGGCTCATAAAGGCATGAGGCGCTACGGCGATCAAAAACCGCGCATTGACGTATATCAGAACGGTGATATTTGGCTAGCCGATAAGACTATAGAGCTATTGGAGCATTACGGTCTTAAACTATTACCTTGGCAAAAGGCGGTCCTGTATAGGTGGATGGCTCTAGATGAGGACGGTAAATGGGTAAACCCAGATTGCGGACTATTAGTACCGCGCCAAAACGGCAAATCAGAGCTATTAATCGCCAGAATAATTGGTGGCATGGTATTTCTTGGCGAAGCACTTATTTACACCGCTCAAAGCGAGACTACAGTATCGGAAATAAAAAGGCGCATCCAACGCTTCTTTTATGATGCTGATGAAGAGATCCGCGATATGCTAACTGACGAGTTTGATCAAGAGCCAAAAAGCCTAGATTACGTTGAGCTTCGCAACAGCGGCAGGTGCGTATTCCGAACTCGTACACGCACAAATGGTCTCGGTAGCACAAACGATGTACTAATACTTGACGAGGATCAGGAAGAGACCGATGGACAGCAGGAAGCTCTGCTGCCTACAATTTCATCAGGTAAGAAGCAAAACTATCAAACTATCCGCGCAGGAACTCCACCAAGCGGTGGCGGTCAGGGTACTGTTTTTATACGTCTGCGCAAAAGTGTGCTTGACGGCAAAAGCCACGATGTATGTTGGCAGGAGTGGTCAGTTGATACTATTACCGAGCCAAGCGATGAAGAGGCTTGGTATAAAGCCAACCCTAGCCTTGGTTATTTCTTAATGAAAGCCGCTGTCCGGTCCGAGTCAACAAAGATGGCTATAGATAGCTTTAATAAGATGCGTCTTGGCTGGGTGGCAGGTGTTGAAAATATGCGTGCTATTTCAGACGATCAATGGCTTCCTTTGTCTGTAAAGGCGGTCCAGCTCCCAGAAAACCCAAGCCTTGTATACGCCATAAAGTTTGCCCCAGATGGTAGCTCTGTATCATTAGCAGTTGGAGTGCAGATGCCGAGCGGCAAGGTCCACATAGAGCTAGTCGAACGCAAACAAATGAGCGCTGGTACACACTGGCTTACTGCATGGCTATTGGCAGAGAACCGATGGAGGAAATGTGCAAAGATAATAATTGACGGCGCTGCAGGTACTCAGTTACTTGTAGAGGAGCTTGTGCGGTCCGAGAGAAAGATGTCCAAGAAGATACTTACTCCGAATGTAAAAGAAGCCGGTGCTGCATACGCTTCTTTTTACGAGGGTATAGAGCATAAGCTATTAACCCACTTTGACCAACCTGCACTTAATGTATCCATCCGAACCGTAAAAAGGCGTGGTATTGGCAAGGATGGAATGTTTGGTTACGCTAGTATGAATAACGACATCCAGTCTGACCCCACAGAAGCTGTTGCATTTGCATATTACGGAGCGATCCGCTTTAAGAAGTCGGCATCCATTTCTGGTACAGGTCAAAGCATTATGGTTTAATTAAAAAAAGGAGATTTGTTTATGGAGCATCAATCTAGCAGACGCACAGAGCTTATACCCGAAGATGTAGCCGAGTATTTTATAAAGCCGCCAGAAATAAAAATAGATCCTAAGCCTATACTTCGCAACATTGCATCGCACGCAATTGACTCGGTCCGATCATCTGGTTGGTTTAATTACGATAAAAATAAGGAGGAATAATGAAAAAGGTAACAGTTGAAGGTAACTTGGTTGAAAGAAAGCTAATAGTAAGCGGTGATATTACAGAAAAGTATGCAAGAAAATTAGCAAATGATTTTATGTCGAATGTTTGGTCAATAGATATGCAAAATGCGTGGGTAACTAATCCCTTCAAGAAGAAGGGTGCTTGGCACTTTGATGTGTTTATTAGTAGTGTGCATGATTTTCTGGATGCTTTTATAAAAGGCTATGACCCTGAGCATAGATATATTAAGGAAGTGGTTGAATATTATAAAAATAAGGAGAAAGAGTTATGAGAACAGCAGAGTCTGTATCGCCAATGCACCCAGACAAGATTTGTGACCGTATATCGGATGCAATTTTAGATGCGTGCCTAGAGCAAGACAAGAATAGCAGGGTTGCAATTGAAACAATGGGTGGTCATGGAATTATAACTATTACCGGCGAGCTAACCACCACTGCATACGTTGATATACGCAGTATTGTTATAGCGATGCTTGGAGATAAGTACGGTGTGCAGATCAATGTAGTAAAACAAAGCCCCGAGATATCCTCCGGCGTTGATACAGGTGGCGCAGGAGACCAAGGCATAATGATTGGCTATGCAACCAGTGAAACAAAAGAGCAACTGCCTCTTGAGGTTGTACTGGCACGAAGCCTTAACCAATTTATTTATAAGCTGCATCCTTATGATGGTAAAACACAAATCACTCTTGATGATAATGGCAAAATTGACACAGCGGTTGCCAGTTGGCAAAATGTATCTACAGCCGAGCTAAATGAATTGGTCAGGTCGTGGGGATCAGATAAACCTGTAAAAGCAAAGACGGTTATACGCTCCAACCCGGCTGGGGACTGGAATATAGGCGGTTTTGAGGCAGACACTGGTCTTACTGGTCGGAAGCTAGCTGTTGATAACTATGGTCCTACAGTTCCCCTTGGTGGCGGTTGCTTTAGTGGTAAAGACCCGAGCAAGGTAGACCGAAGTGCCGCATATATGGCAAGGCGCATCGCAGTCGACTATTTGGAAGGTAGGCGCGCCAAGGAGGTGTTTGTAAGACTTGCATACGCTATAGGCTACGACCAGCCGGTTGAAGCCACAGTGATTATTGACGGAGCTTCTGAGCCGGTTGGTGGTTACGATCTTTCCCCCAACGGTATAATTGATTTCCTAAACCTAAGAACTCCTATATACACCAAAACAGCTGAATATGGTCACTTTGGAAATAACTTTGTCTGGGATAAGTAATAGCGCGGACATAGGGGTTATGGTAGAATATAGTTAGTCTCTGGATCGTAAGACATCCAGCGGCAAGAAAACTCCATTTCGGCAAGATACAGACCCTCCTAAATAGAGGGTCTTTTGCTTTGCCAACGGTTTAAGACTATTGACAATAATGCTTTGATGTGCTAATATATAAACATGAACAACCAAACAACAAACACTTTCAAAATATACCGAGACGGCAAGTACGATCTTAAAGCTAACCTAGCAATAAAGATAAACCACTCATTACCTCACATAGTGGATGCAGTAGACAGCTTCTTTACTAAGCATTAACAGTAGCCGAACCCTATTCTTTTATTGCTTTTACATACTATATAGAAATGTACTTTAGTACAATTTTATATACTATATAGATACGGATAATAAATAACTGGTTTATCCACTGAAATCAAGCATTTATACACAGTAAGCTAAAGCGGAGTTGCTTTGCATCGTAATCAAGTGGTATATTTATAAATACAAAGACGAAATGGAGGAAACTAATGTCTTACAGTGTTAATAAACAGCGGATGGATACTATGCTGCTACGAATAGGGGACGCATCTAGCCTTATAGATGATCAGCGCTTCCTACCTTTTTACAGGGGTGTTCAGATACGACTTGAAAAGATGGGCAAGGCTGACGAGTGGTCCAGAATGATAGCAATCGCAAAAGAAAAGACAAACCCCAGCCGGTACTTCGCAAAGCTATGCAAGATGGTCCGCGATGGAACATACCGCTTTATTGAAAAGATAAAAGAGGTTACCGGCAACGCTGCACTATACATCCACGATAAGCTCGTAAAATATAACTTTGGTAAATATCAGAAGTTCTGGGTACGAAAAGCTCAAGAATTTATAAACGTAAACGGTCAATCAGGCTTTACGGATCTATTAGAGTACGCTGAACGTAAGCAAGTATCACAAAAGTATATGGCAACAGCTCTTAAAAATTGCAAAGCTCCCGGAAAATATTATAAAGAAAACATACTTGGCGGATCAAAGGCATGAACACTTACTTAATAGTAAATAATAATACAAAAGTATTAATTCCTTCATTTATAAAAGGCTCGACAGGTATTGCTGCTTTAGAAGAGAAAATGCCTGTACATTTTATCGGTAGAATTAAGCGAATTAGAGCTTGGGAAGAACCTGATTATATATTACGAAAGATTACAAAAAACTTTGGTAATTCAAGCGAAGGTCCAGCTATTGGATATAAATACCACAAGCCCACTATAACCAGAGAATAAAATATTATAAATGGAGAGCATCATGCAAAAACTAAAAGTAATAATAAAAAATGTGTTCAGTAAAGAAAAGGTAAATATAGTCTGCCCCTGCGGATATAAAACAACAATCAAGCGCCGGGCTATGAAGCACCTAAATAAACATAAACTTTCAATAGGCTCTATCGACTACAGCACTGGTATGATAATTTGGTAGCATGGGCGAGATTATATATGTTACTGAATACTTAGAACGGCGAGCTGCTGAAGTAGCGCCCGAAGATGTCCAGCAACGGCTCGCGGAGATTGCGATTGAAGTTGCAGTTCTCAACTCTGAAAAAGACATGCTAATATCCAGACTAAAACCACCAGAGGAATAGGCGGTGGCGATAAAGTTTGACCGCCACCATATTCTTCATAATAGGGTAGAGTGGACTGCCAGAACACAGTCAGAGACACTCAGAGAGTCCCCACCACTAGTTCCTAGGCTTGACCGGTCCGTACACAACGAAGTACATAAAATAGCACCTGCAGTGCCGCTGCTGGGCTACTACGCCTTAAATAGGATCGTATTGCTATACGAGCCTCATGAATACACAATGCCTAGCATAGACAGCCTCCTAATGGCTATTGACCAAGCTGGCAACCACAGAAAGGCACACCCTGTAGAGCGCGGCATGGCAGATCTAGCTATACAGGCTATAGAGATACAGCGCGCTATTCTAAGGGGTAATGTAAAATAGTATTGAATAACGGTAGAGGGTTATATATAATAAGAGTACCTATAAACCAAAGAGATGGAGGAATAATGGGTATATTTAATAAAAATAATCGCAAAGATGTCATAAGACTTCTTAATAGCCGAGAGCCAGAGATAGAGGAGCAGCAATTGACTGAAGTTGATTATAACTCTGCACTTGATTACCTTGTTGGTCTAAGCAATAGGGATTACGACAAGATTATCAAAGTATCGGTCATATACCGATCAGCTAATAAAGAAGCATCAAAGGTACTCGGCATCAAAGGGGAGGCAACCACAGCCCTTATTGATCCGCCAGAAGGCGAGCCGGTTATTATATCAGATCAAGACGAGGATGAAATAATAGGCTCAATTCTAGACGATACTGAGTTTATCGAGCAGGAAATTATACCAAAGAAAAGTATAAAATAACATGAGCCACTTATGTATAAGCGGCAGGGTTATAGCCGGTGTCCTGACTATCAAGTATCAAGGCACTAGTTACCAGCTTATTAAAAGCAACGCCACCGCTGTAGAGGCTTATTTACATACTAACGATAAAACCTACCTGCTAGCTCTAGCAACAACCGATGAGCTTAAGCGGTATGAAAAGGAGGGCAAGTAATGGAATGGTGGCAACTATTAATTGTAATATTCTTTATCACGCTATGTGCTAGCGTTTTAATAGACAAATGGAAGGCTAAAAAATGAAAGCAATAATATTTGTTTTAATGCTATCTAGCGCAGGTCTATTAATAGGGATGTTTATTGAGTCAGCTATTAAAAACGCTAGCGGATTTACCCCAGCCTTAAGTTGGTCTAACTGTCAGTATCCACAGAGGTGGTCAAATCCAGAAGTTAGTTGTGATAATACCGATCCTGCAGTACCCGAATGCATCAAAGCCTTATACAGCCAAGAAGCCGAAAAACAATGCATTGAAGCATTTACAAAAGAACAAGAACCCAGCCCGGTCCAGAACCCACCGGCAGCAAACCCAATAGTAAATAAATGCGAGGGTAATTAATATGGCTCGTATATATGACCTAGCTCCTGCGGAGATTGCTAAATTAGTAAGAGATTATCTTACTAAAAGTTCTCCAAAAACAAGAGAGACTGTCATACCGCTAATTAAAAAAGAGATAGAAAGATACGATAATGAAAGTCTATAGTATAAATAGTCGGGGTCGCTACAAATGCAACTTTTGTGATCACAATACATATAAAACAATAAATGGTGTTAACACCCACGCTAATAATATACATTCACATGCTATAGAATTGGCAAAAAAGGATGAGGAAATTCAGCGCCTAAATATAAAGCCACAAGTAATATATAAAGACAAAATTGTCTACAGAGAAGCGCCAAAACCAGAAGCTATTAAGTGCTGGTACGGTCCAATAGCTGTATTTTGCACCAGCTGTAAGATCGTTAATAGAAACCCCGGCATTCCCATTGGTCAAACTATTGAAAATACACCACACACCTGCGGCAACATTACATTGCTAGCCGTATCGAGGATTACTTAATGGATGGTAAAAGCCAAGCGTGGCGCGATGCCGCCGGGAAACTCATAGAAGCCCTTGCTCGCGATAACCGTTATATAGTCAGCGATATACTAATTGTATTTCTAGAGTCAGCCGGGTACGGTCTAAAAGACTACTCCACTCTCGGCGGTGTATTTAAGCGTGCAGCAAAAGCCGGGATCATTAGCAAGATAGAACAGCCAAAAAGGTCTAAACAAAGCCTATGGGTCAGTAACGTATATAAAGGCGCAAGCCTAGAAATGGAGAACTCAGATGCCAGAAATTAAAGCTCCGGCTGTAATACCAACCAAAAAGCTCACACAACAACAAAAAATTGTTGCAACAATGTGCCTCAATAAAAACAAAGACTGGTGGTTGCCATCTGACTTTATGAAAGTTGGTCTCGGCGATCTATTTGTTGGGTACGAGGCAAGCGCCCGGCTATCAGAACTGCAGACCGAGAACTTCGAGATGTTTGAAAGCCGCAGAAACGGCAGGTTTCTAGAGCGCCGCCTTTGCTTTGATACAGCCGAGCTTTGGTGGTCCGGTATATCGAGAGACCTGCAAGCAGTAATAAAGAAATACTATATAAAGGATTAATAAAATGCCTAGACTATACGATACCAAAAAACAGAGCATGGGTTACTATATCGCGGCTAAGACGCTTCTTGTACCGCTACTCGCTGTCTAAAAGATATGTCTGTGCAGTAATGGGTAATGGCTATGACTTTACCGGAGCTAATTTAATAAAGATATCGGAGTACCAAAAAGATGCGCCTACTAAGGATTAAAGAGCAAATAGAAATATGCGAGCAATACACAGACCGCTTCTCGACAATTGAGCTTTCCATGATGCATGACGTTAGCACTTTTCAAATAGACGCAATACTTACTAAATACAAAGTTATACGGAGAACAGAACCGCTATGACTAATATTTACTGCACTTACTGTAAAACCCCAACCCACGCAGACACTAGCTGTCCGTATCAACTAAAGGAGGAAACTATGAGTAAAAATGTATATTTTGTATTAACAGAAGAGGGAATGGAGTCAATGGCTTCTTCACCACTAAAAGCACTGACCAATTACCTTGCAACTGGTTCTTTCGGTGATGAAAATGAATGGCTGAACAGTGTCATTAACGGAGAAAGTGAAATCAACTCCATTGTCGAAATGACACAGGCTGAATATAAAAAATGGCTTAAAACAG